GCAGAAGAGCCAGAGATAGGTGATTACTACATTGCTATTGACCTTGCAGGTTTTGAACAAGAAGGCAAAGCAAAGAAAAAACGACTAGATGACTCAGCAATGGCTATCGTTAAAGTAACTGACGATGGTCTTTGGTGGGTTAAAGAGATCAAAAGTGGTCGTTGGTCCTTTGATGAGACCATTAGGAACATCTTTTGGGCAGTGCAAAAGCACAAACCCATTGCAGTTGGCATTGAAAAAGGTATTGCCAAGCAAGCAATCATGTCCCCTTTGATGGATATGATGAAAAAACACAATCTTTTCTTCAGAGTTGAAGAATTGACTCATGGAAACACCAATAAAACAACCCGAGTTGTCCATGCATTGCAGGGTAGGTTTGAACATGGGAGGGTGTTGCTCAATGAGGGTGAATGGAACATTAAGTTCATTGACCAATTGATGCAATTCCCTTCCGTGCTCACACATGATGACCTAATTGATAGTCTTGCTTACATTGATCAATTAGCTAAAGTGTGCTACTCCTATGACTTTGAAGTGGACGAATGGGAAGAATTTGATCTTGTAGCGGGATATTAAGTAATGCTTGAGAATTTTACTGCTGAAACTGAAGAACTCCTCGTAGAGCAAGATCTTGCTTCTTGGGTTCTTGACAAGTGCCAACAATGGCGTGACCACTACGAAAGCAATTACCAGCTTAAGCACGACGAATACTATCGTCTGTGGCGTGGAATCTGGTCTGCTGACGACGTAGAGCGTCTTTCTGAGCGTTCACGCATCATTGCCCCTGCACTTCAACAGGCAGTAGAGTCCAATGTGGCTGAACTTGAGGAAGCTACCTTTGGTCGAGGCAAATGGTTTGACATTACTGACGATATGAATGACCCTGACCGCAGGGACATCCAGTATCTTCGCAATAAGCTCGCAGAGGACTTTGAGAAGACCAAGGTACGCAAGGCAGTGGCTGAATGTTTGATCAATGCTGCTGTATTTGGCACTGGCATTGCTGAAGTTACCATCTCAGAAGAGAAAGAGATGGCTCCTGCTACACAACCTTTGATGGACGGACAACTTCAAGCTGTTGGGGTTAACATCAAGGACCGTACTGTCGTCAAACTTCGCCCTGTGATGCCCAATAACTTCCTCATTGACCCTGTAGCCACTAGCATTGAAGAGGCTATGGGGTGTGCCATTGATGAGTTTGTCTCCAGACACCAAGTAGAGTTGCTTCAGGAGAAGGGTGTGTACTCCGATGTGTACATTCCTGATGCTCCTTCGGACACTGACCTTGAACCTGACCAAGATCTGACTGTTTACAACGACGATAAGATCCGTTTGACCAAATACTATGGTCTTGTGCCCCGTAGACTCCTTGAGTCCGTAGAGGACAATGCTGAAATTATCAAACTCTCTGAGGACGCAGGGGAAGACTCTAATTCCATGTACATTGAGGCAATCGTAGTCATTGCCAATGAAGGTGTTTTGCTTAAGGCAGAGCCCAATCCTTACATGATGCAGGACCGACCTGTCATTGCTTTCCCCTGGGACATCGTACCCAGCCGTTTCTGGGGTCGTGGAGTCTGTGAGAAGGGCTACAATAGCCAGAAGGCACTGGACACTGAGCTACGTGCCCGTATCGACGCACTAGCCCTCACAGTGCATCCTATGATGGCTATGGACGCCACTCGTTTGCCCCGTGGAGCAAAGCCCGAGATTCGTCCGGGTAAAATTATCCTTACCAATGGAGACCCTCGTGAAATCCTTAATCCTTTTAACTTTGGACAAGTTAACCAAATTACGTTTGCACAATCTCAAGCTCTTCAACAGATGGTGCAACAGGCTACTGGAGCTGTGGACTCGGCTGGGATCGCAGGACAAGTTAATGGTGAAGCAACTGCTGCTGGTATTAGTATGTCTTTGGGTGCTATCATTAAGCGTCACAAACGTACTCTCATTAATTTCCAGCAGTCCTTCCTGATTCCCTTTGTAGAGAAGGCTGCTTGGCGTTACATGCAGTTTGATCCTGAGTCCTATCCTGTCAGTGACTACAAGTTTGTAGCTTCCAGCTCCCTTGGCATCATTGCACGAGAGTACGAAGTCACTCAGTTGACTCAATTGCTCCAAACCATGCCTCCTGACTCTCCTATCTATCCTATTCTTGTTCGTTCAATCGTTGACAACATGAATCTGGCTAACCGAGAGGAGCTTTTGATTGCTATTGAGCAAGCTGCACAGCCCAATCCTGAACAACAGCAAATGCAACAGCAAATGCAGCAAGCACAACTCCAGTTTCAACAAGCACAGACTCAAGTTCTACAAACGCAGGCTCAGGAATCCTCAGCTCGTGCTGGTAAGCTCACTGTGGAGGCTCAGGCTATCCCTGCCGAGCTTGAACTTAAGAAAATTGATGTTGCTACCAAGAATCTTAAGAAAGGAGAAGCTGAAGACAAAGAGTTTAACCGTCGTTTGCAGATTGCAGATCTCCGTCTTAAGCAAAAGGATCTTGAAATCAAAGAGAAGTCCGTTGAGAACCAACGAATGGCTGCTTCAAAGGAAAAAGAAACTGAAGACAAGCTAATGCAGCAACTCTCACAAGAGTAACACTGCATGAGCACGTTAACAGACCTTAAGTTATCGTTACTGTACAACAGAGTAAATGAAAAACTACAAACCATATCAAAGACTCCAGGTCCAAAGGGGGACAAAGGGGAACGGGGAGACCGTGGAGATCCTGGTCCGCAAGGCAAGCAAGGACCACAGGGAGTCCCTGGAAAAGATGGCATTGATGGAGCACCAGGAAGGGACGGTAAGGACGGCGAAGATGGTGTAGGTGTAGATTCCGTTTATGAGGCTGCCGATGGACAGATAGTCTTTGTCCTCACAAACGGAGAAGAGCACAGCATTGAGCTACCCTTGGACACCTTGGGTGGCACAGAGAAGACTAATTATCTCTTTTCAAGTTCCAGAACAACTAGCAACCCAGTTTCTTTTGTTGCAGTAACTACAACTCCGTATTATATTATTGATACGGACTTAATTAACGGGCATAATGTCTTTGGTGTTAATGCAGGAAGTAATGCCACGGTATACCTTCCTTCAGCAACAGTAGACCCAACTAAACTCATAGTGATTAATAACGAAATGCAAAGTTATACAGTCACTGTTCAATCAGCGGAAGAATAAATATGGCTTTTCTTATTGATAACGTATATGACTCTGGTCTTTCCTACATTACCAGCAATGGTACTCGAATTGACATCTGTAGCCAAGAACCGACTACTTATGCTCAAGCAACTAGCACCTACACCCTTGGAAACAAGGCTTCATTGACCGTAGGATCGCCTACAAACGGCACTACGGATGGACGTAAGGTGGTGGTACCTGCAATCACTGATGGCTCTGTAACGGCCACTGGAACGGCTTCTCACTGGGCTTTGACCAATGCTTCAAGCACCTTGATTGCTACTGGTTCCCTCACAAGTAGCCAAAGTGTCACTAATGGTAATACTTTTACTCTGGATGCTATTGACATCACGATTCGTGACGCTACTTCGGTGTAACACATGACACCTCAAGAAGCACAACTTATCCATGATGCTATTGAAGCGGACCCTGTTTTGTCCGCTCAACCACAAACTTCCGATGGTGCTTTTGCTATTGCTGAAGCATTGAACACGCCTACTGAAGCGGGTTTTAAGCCTATTACGGTAGCATCAGCGATGCTTTGGGCTGCTGGTGGTCCCCGTGTTCGTATTCAGCAAGCTACGTCGGATACTCAAAAACCAGAAGCTATTCGAGCAAGTTGTCAAGTATTCCTTGACTTGATCGTTAGTGGTTCGGATGCTTTGATTCACACTGAGCAATCAGCCATTAAGACTTCCTTTGATGGTTGGCTTCAGAGTTCAATTATTACGCAGGCTGAGCATGACGCTATCTACGGTTCCAATGGAATTGCAGCAGCACTGCTTTCACGATCTTTTGTGGCAATTGGTAGGAGCGTTTCTTACCAAGATGTCCTACAGGCGAGGGCTATTTAATGGCAACCTCAACAGTCAATTACAGCAGCAATACTACCATCACGATGGATCTGGCGAATCTTGGAAGCTCTTCTACCTTTGTTGCTGGTAGGGAGTCTACCCAAGTAGACAACACAACAAACAAATACATGGATGCGCTGGTAAGCGGGTTT